AACAATGAACCCAACGTATACCTACGGTAATATGTTACCGCAGAACCCATCTTTTGAGGATCGGGTATGTCCGGTAATTTCATGCAACTAACTGCAAACTCATTACTATCAATACATATCATTTTACTATACACCAAAGTTTCTTCTATTGGTTGTAATAGCAATAATCTATGCTTTTGGAGTAATGGTTGTAGTTGTTTAATTAATGAATTAACGTCAAAGTACTTGCTTTTGTAGAAAGGATTCTTAGCATCTTTGCTAATAGCACCTATCTCATTTTGTAAAGCAAATAACTTCTCGTTTAGAGATTTACTTGTCTTTGTCATATATGCTTGTTTATTGTTTAATAAAATGTTTAACCCTACAATTGTATATAATAGATTTTACAACTGCAAATATTTTAGGTTAAAGTTTCTGTTTCAGTAATATCATTATCACCAATCCACTTAATTGTTTTAGTTAAGCCGGTTAACCAATTTGTTCCGGAATTATCTAATAAATCATCTCCGGTAAAAGTTGTTCTAGCCATTTTTAAATCCATTTTAACACCCATTGGGAAAAATCTGCCTTGAGAGCCATTAAACGTTTCAGTAGTATTATTTACACGAAGTAACAACGTGTTTCCGTAAGTATAATTACCGTAATGCATTCCATCTAATCTTCTAACAGAAACCCTATACAATTCCATATAGCACGATGCTAGTAAATGCTGCATTGTACTGTTTGTTATCTTAGTATCACTCCAATCATCCCAACTATGTTGTGAACCCGTACCCGAAGTTGTTGTAAAACCTATAAATCTGTTTGATCCGGTATTAAACAAACCCGATCCTAATTTTGTTTTTTTATTTTTTTTGTTACTAAAGTTTCCTAATTGAGTTAATTTATATTCTTGTTTTTTTGGAGTAAACCGGTTACTTGTTACTAAAGGTAGTAGTTTCATGTCAGTATAACTTACATCATATGTATCACTATAAGGAGAAGAAATGTTATCTTCATTTACATCCACAACTTTAGCTGCTCCAAAAATATGCATACTTATGGTAAGATTTGCAATACTTGAATTCCAATTCTCAAATCCCGTAATAGTATATTCTTTCCAATTATTTATTTCATTAGTCTTTACTGCTATAGGTAAATAATTATTGTCAGTACAATTAAATTCTTTTCTAAACATATTAGAAGATAAATTAAACCTACCAACACTTGCCTTTGTTGTACCAAAATTACCACCATCTCTAAATTCTTGCGTTTGAGTGTATGGATATGGTTGTACTACTGCAAATTTAAAGTTATTAGTAGTTGCCTCTACTTGTGGCAAGGCATCGGGCATACTAACCCATGAAACTTCATAATTATCTGCTTCATTATTGCCTTGTATATACCATTCAAATCTTATTGGTATTGGATTTCCAAGAACTTTTTCATATACAACAGTATAATCTTCCTCAAACATCATAAACTTATTGTTGGGATCAAAGAAATTTACACTTCCCGAATCATATCCTCCTCCAAAAATAAAATTGGAAACGATAGTTCCGTTGTGTTGTACTGTTCCACTTTCCCAATAAAATAATCCGTTTTGATAAACCTTTAAATTAAATCTTTCATTTCCCGTACCCGCTTGATTAGGAGAAAATGTTACAATAAGTAAATTTTTCTTTAAAGTTTGCCCATCCGGACGTCCCGTACCACCACCTACGGGTGGCATTCCCTCTAAATTCATTCTCAGTATTCTTTTATCGATCATTGAACTTTGATAATACTCTGATCTTCCAAAACCGTATTCTTTTATAGAACCGCTTACCGCGTATTTTAATTTTGGACTAAACATTATATCTGCTGCCTCTTTTTGAACTAAATTTCTACCTATAGGACGTATTTTAGCAAATGCTTTTAATCCTTTTATATGAGATGAATCTATTTTACAATCGTGAGATTGAGGATAATATAAGTGTGAATCACAATAATCCATAACAACTCCCGATGGATTTAAATCCACTTCTATAAAAGATTTAGCTATGTCTGTTTGTTCACTTAATACTTGTTGCGATCTTAAAACTACGGCTTCTTGAACATTTGCGCCACTTGGCTCCCACTCATCAAACAAATAAATACCACTTGGATCAGATGCCCCTAAATCTCTTACAGAATCAATGGTTGTTTTTGTGATCATATTATGATCAAACTCTTGCTCTATAATAACCTCTTTTAATGGATATTGCATTGTAAAAGAACCCTTTCCTTCAACTTTTAAAAAATTAGTATTTTTAGTCATTCTTGTTAACCCTTGAGGTACAGTTGTTGTGGTTACATAATTTATTAAAGTAGAACTATCATATCTCCAATTACTTCTTTTAACACAATTAGATGATGCATTTAATGTTAAATCAGATATTCGCATAATACACCAATCTCCATCTCTTTGATAGATAATACACCCTAATGCTTCTAAAATCATTTTTAACACTTCTTCCATATTCATTGAATTGGATTCACCTTTTAAAAATGTTTGATGGTGTATTCTTGTTCTGTAAGTAAATTGTGATGCGAAATTACTTCCGTTTGTAATATTTATGTAATAATAAAGATCAGAATCTAAATATATACTATCACCAATAACACCCGTATTGTATATGCATTTTTCAACTATATCTGTAATATTATGATATCCATATCTATCATTAAGAGTATTTGATTGTGCTTGAAAAACGTCTATATTGTCAAAATATAATTTATTTTTTAATAAATGCAATCCATCATACGCCCTTAAATTTATTAAGTATGGTGGGGATTGAAATGGTTCAGAAAATAATTGAGAGCCAATCCAACCCCTCCAAAATAATTCATTGTTTTTTAATAAATATACTTTAAATGCATCATCTTCAGCAGCAAATAATTCGGTATAATCATCAGATAAACTTTCTTTATAAAAAGAAATATCTAAATAACTTGATCTAAAAGGCGAAAGTAAATCATCTTGAGTTGAGTTGTAAGTTAATTGTATAGGACTGTTATTGCCTTTTAATGTTACTAAATTATCAAGTAGAACAAGAAAAGAACCCGAACCCGTACCCGATTTATATCCTATTTTTTGAACTACACCCGATGTAGGTTCTGTAAGAACCAATCCCCCCGTAGAACCAACCCAAACATCTTGATCTCCATAAGATGTTCCATAATCCATCATACCACTAATCAACACATTTCCACCCGAACTTTGAGGCATATCAGCGTATATTACACCTTGAGCGGGCATTGATGTCGGATCATTTGCTTTTGATCTGTATATTATTCCCGATTGAATATAAACGGGAGTACCTTTATAAAGCAATCCTTGAGCAGCATTATAAGCACTAACATAAACATTATTAGAAGTATCTAAAGTATCTATTTCATATTTTTTAAATATTTCAAGTTTATAATCATTAAACTCATCCTTAATGATATCATCAAACTCTAATGTGTATTTATTTCTATATATAGCCATATTTTATCCTCCTATTGCTCCTTGAAATGTATTTGTTCTATTGATTGCCGTAACTAAATCATTACCGGCTAATCTAAAAACTTGCTCTCCTTGTATTGCATTCATCATGTCCTTAAATCCACCAACACCTTTTCCGTCATTTGCGTTTCCTCCCGTACCTTTAGATGATACGTCAGATGATCCTCCTCTTCCACTAATAGCAGAACTTACAATGCCTAGTGTAGCCGCACCGGCTGCAAATATTCCGGCAGCTTTTGCTGCACTTTGGGCACTCATGCCCGTGGCACCACCCGTAGCTACTATACCCGCTTTATATCCTAATGCAAGAATACCAAAATACATTGCATTTGCTGCAAGATCAGCAGCCATACCTCCTAGTGCAGCTTTTGTTGCTAATCTAATTGCAGTACCTAAATCCTTTCCCCCACTTAATGCGGTTTGTATAGCACCTCCAAACGCTGATCCCATGCTACTAGCAAACCCTTCAAGAGCATTTCCCATTGTCTTTTCAAGATCAAGAAAAGTTTTATGAATTAATTTACCATTTTTAAGTATTGTATCTGTTACAAACTCAATTCCACCAAGACTAAAATAATCTTTAAATAAAAGTTTTATTTTTGGTATTTTTTTTGGTATTGCACTTAATCCATCAATAAGTCTTTCCATATCTGCTAAATCTGTAAACTCATCTGTATCACCTATACTTTTAGGATCAAATTGTACACCTCCATCAGATAATCTAGGCTTTACAACATCTTTTTGTTCCGTTAATCCACCAAATGTATCATCAAAAATTTCATTTCTTAATGATAATAATCTTACATTTTCTGCAAGGGCAGCGTTATATTCTATTGTTGCAAAACCTAATTTTTGTGTAGCACCCATTACATGCTCAGTACCCTTTAATTCTTGTTTAAGTATTTGGTTTTTTTCAACTTCACCCTTACGATTCTTTCTTTCTCCATTGTCAATATTTTTCTGAATTTGATCTTTAATAAATAAAATTCTATTTGAAATTTCATCTAGTTTTATTTTCTTTTCTTGTAAACTAATTGAATTGTCAATTATTTTTTGTTGAAGTTGAAAAGCTGAATTAACGGCATTTACTTTATTTTTTAGTTGTTCGTTAGTTACAGTTGCTCTATCTAATCCTTTTAAAAACTTAGGATACAAAAGAATTATTTTATTTAGTATTATTTCATAAGTTTCTGAACCTTTTACCGTACCATTTGTTAAAGCATTTCCTAAACGCAAAAACTGTTCTTGTTGTTCTTTATTTAATTTTGATAATTTCTTTCCACCATCAAATAATCTATTTATACCATTAGCTAAACTAATAACTATATCAAGCATTTCTTTTGCAACCGGTAAAAATTTATCACCAATACTTATTGCTAAATCTTTTAATGATGATTCGGCAATTTTCATTTTATTACCGTAAGTAATCATAGTTCTTTTTGCATCACCAACAATACCATTGTCAGACATTGCTCTCATTATAATAGATAAACGAGCAGTAGTTTTTGTCATCTCGTTCGTTTTTTGAACAGATGTGGCTAAACCCATGTTCAACAACTCTTGTTGTAAAGCAGCCTCTTTTAAATTTATACCAAATTGATCTAAAACTTCCGGAGAACCCGCTAACGCTGCTAAAAATCTTTTTTGTGCATTTGCATCTTGTAATTGAAAAAATGATGCTAAATCTAAAGACAACGCTTGCATTTTTTGAGAATACTTTGCAGCCTCTTTACCTCCAAAGCCTAATCCTTGAAAGAATGCTTGAAAGGAAACCATTCCTCCTTCAACATCAGCCTTTACCCTTCCTAAATCAGATGACAATGATGTGGCAAACACATTAACCTCAGAAGACATTGATCCAAAAACTCGTTTAAATCTTAAATCAGTTTTTTCAGCTTCACCCGCTAAATCAATCATTGCCTTAACACCTCTTAACGCCATTGCGCCCGTCATAGTTGCCCCAAGTGTAGATGCTGCTTTACCTATACTTCCTAATGCATTTTTTACTTTTTTCGCCCCTTTTATAAATTGAGATGATTCTAGGAACGTTTTGAGCGTTAATTTTTCTTCAGCCATGTAGCAAATTTAATTAATATTAAATAGGTAATTTTATTGCTCTATTTTTAATCTTATCAACTTCTTCTTTTGTGGGTAATGGTGTTTTTTTCTTACCATTAGAATCATGTGGTAACCTAAACAAATCTTTTGGAGCAATTGTTTTCTTTCTACCCATAGCACAATTAGCTATCATTGTAGATTGATATCTTGTCCTATCCCAATGTTGATTGTGGTTGTGTATGTGTGCCTCTAGTAACCTAATAAAATCTGCCCATGTCAATAACCAAAAAACGTCGGGTGATAAACCCAACGTTCCTATTCCTTGATCTAATATGTCATCGAATGTAGTTAATTTTTTTTTACATCATCCTTTGTTGATTCAACAACATTTCTTGCCATACCATTATTAGAATCATTATCTAAAGTTTTAGAGCCAACCATTGTTTGCATTACTTTTTCTGTATCCTCACTAGATATATCCATAACCCAATCATAAAAATCATGTATGTCATAATCTATATTAGATGAGTTTTTCTCATCATAGGCTACACATCCGGAATACATTAACCAACATATTGCTTTGGCTTGTTTTCTACCACCAAATGCCTCATCCATTTCAGCTAGTTCAATATCCATACCCTCACAAAATATTGCATAGGTATTCATATTAAATACTAATCCTCTTTTTTTGCCACCTATATCTATGATACAAGTACCTCTGTGTTTGTTTTTTGCCATGAAATTTAGTTTTTAATTAATTGTTAGGGATAAGTTATATTACCGGAATCATAAGTTAAAGCACCCGTTCCCGTTAAAGAACCACTAAAACTTACCGGTTGCTCTGCTTCAGCACTTTCTTCCAATGAAGATATAATAGCATCTCCATACCAATATCCACCATCTTTACCAAATGCAACCTTTATTGTTGTCCTTGCAGTAAAATAAGTATATAAAGGTACAAATCCATTTGCACTAGCATCATCTCCTAAATCTAATAATGCCTCAAAATCTATACTAAAACTCTTCATACCCGCCATTACTTCCGTCCAAGCACTACTGTCTTTAGTAGAAATATCCGGAGTATCGGCAGAAATAGATAAACTAGCAGATTTTGATAATCCTACTGCTACCCATGATGTAGTTGCGCCTACTGTTTGAGGTATATAAAGTGTTAATGAAGTTCCGTTAATTGCAGCCATATTGTTAATTTTAACTCAAAGATAAATAAAAAAATATATATAATTATGCTACTCCACTTGTTACGCTAAAATCAGCGTTATAAAACATTGATCCTTCATTATCAGCCACCAACTCATAATTAGCTACATAGCATCTACCAACAAATACAGAATTTAAATTACTATCTAATATTTCAAATTTAACTTCTTCGCCGGTAATAACTAAATTATCTAAAGTAGTTGTTGGATTTGGTTCAATTGCACCATCCTCCCAATCTACATTAAACAATTCCCAATAATAATCTGTTGTGTCCCACGTTTGAGTTATTCCATCTACAACATATAATCCTTCAGAAGAAAAGTTTGCTGAACGAAAACTAGGCATACTTTCACTCCAACCGGTAACTGATTGACTTCTAGTTATACCTTCCCAAGTTTCATCAAGTTGTTCCCAATTGAAGTTTGCAGATTCC